GCTGGCCCAACAGAGAAATCATCAAAAAGCATTGTTATTGCGCCAGCGCTTGCGTTTACTGCAACGATAGCGATTTGGTATTGTGAAGAGTTACTCGCTGTCTGGAATGTGAAAGAGCATTTTCCTACTCCTGAGTTTTGAGTCATTCCATAAACTCCGGCAGGTTGCATCCATACTGCATTTGTCACGTCATAAACATAAACCGCGAAGGTGTTCGATGAAGTGCCTGAGAAGTTACCGTTTGAAGCGTTAGCCGTTACTGAAAAATAGAAGCTACCAGTTAATACTTTAGCTCTATCCTCTAAATCGATATTGAATGCGCTACTGATAAAGCCCTGCCCGGCTGTCCAAGCCGAAGACGATGCGACCTCTAGGCTGTAAGCACCGGCCAGCTTCCCTGTCGATGTGGTAGCAAAAGTAGTTACACTTGATGCGGTTAATGTAATAGATCCAGTAGGCACAAGCGCTGTTAGCGTAGTGTTGAACTTACTCCATCCAGCCACAGAGTTTAGTTCGAAATCACCGTTTCCTGTGTTTCCTAAGATAGTATTTGCAGATAAATAGTTCTTTGATCCACCACCTGTTGCAGCACTTGAGCCACTGCCTGATTTAACCACCCACTTTGTTCTAGCTAAATCATAAATAAGTTCAGCCGATGCGTTAGCGTTAATTTGCACGTCTGAGTCGCTTGGTAAGATCAATCTATCGGCAGATGATGCACCCGCGTTTTGATGTTTAAGCGTTACAATAGCAGTAGACGCGTTATGAATAAGGATGTGCTGCCCGTCCTGACCTGCCGCGATTCCTTGAATCTCGGTAGCAGTAGAGCCAGTCATCCGAATGGCTGATTGAGTGGATGCAAGGGCTGTAATTGTAGCCGTAGTCGCAACGTCTAGCCAGTCAGTGCCGATATAATCAGTAAATGTTTTACCGCCAGCGATTGTTTGGCTAACCGTTCTTGATGTAAAAGCAGCATTTAGAATTGCTGCGTTCCCGCGCTGTCCATCTGTAACTGACATAATTTAATCCTCTATAATCCTAAAAGTTAATACTCCGCTCTCGTAATAACCAACGAGGCCCCTTAAAAATTGCTCTTGTAACTTGTAACCTGTGCCGCTAGACCCGCCCGGTGCATTTTCTAAAACGAGTCGATAGAAATTATCTGGGTCATCCTCGTCAGGCATAAACTCAACGTAACTTTTATTCATGCACCACTGCATAAATGACCGAAGATCTTCAACGCCTGTCGGGTTATCTCTGATTGGGAAACCATTTTGCCTAATGCCAGTCGCAAACTTAATGCTGAACTCAAACATGCGATCGATACCAAAGCTTTGAAGCTGGACCTTACCGCTAGCAGAAGTCGATACAGTTCCGTTCCTATTCGTCTGATAATCTTCTGCATCTACATAGTCCTGTAACTTATATTGAGGGCTATAAACCAATCCTATAGCGTCTGCAGCTTGATAAGAGTCACTCGTTAACTCGTCTGTTTCTGGGTATCCAAGTGTGGGATAAATGGATTGGTTAAGACCCACATTCGTACCAGTACCCGCTAAAAAATCGATGGGTGAATCTGATTCAATCGTAAGCTTTCTTGTAGCTCGATCGACTAACACCGAGTAAGTGTTTACCCCAACCAAGTTCATAGCATCTTCAACCGCAATCGCTAAATCGTCTAAGGTATATGATCCAGTTTGAACTACAGCCGTTACCTCTCCAGACCCCTCATCAAAGTCTAAATACTTCTGATCTGATGTAACCGTGATGCCATAGTAGAATTTAGAGAATGTATTAATCACGCGAAACCTCGAACAATCGTTCCATTAAGATCAAATGAGTCATTTAGAATTTGTGCGATTTGTAGGCCCGTTTCTCTTGAGTCGAAAACGTTACCTTGAACGATTACCTGAACGCCTGTTTCAGGTTTTGCTCTGTCCTGCTCTTGTGTAAAGCTAGTGCCAACATTTGTTTCAGAGGTATATGATGGGCTAGTTGGAGAACTGCCCGGTACGCCGCCCCCACCACCGCCGCCACTGACTGCCTTAAGCGCACCCCCGAGAACACCAAGTGCCGCACCCGCCGCAATCAAAGCAGCACCTTGAGGAGCACCACCAACAGAGAATAAAAGCGCAATACCTTGAGCAATAAAGAAAGCTGATAGTTGCAATGCTAAGTCTCCAAGAACGCCAAGCATAGAAGATGCAAACGCATCTAAAACGTTTTCTCCTTTAGCAAGTGCCTTACCTACAGCGCCGAATGAATTGGATAGACCATTCACAAATGTAGATGACATTTGTTTGCCTAAATCCATTACAGATTTAGCCATGTCCTTAACACCAGCTTGAAAACCAGTTTTAAAGTTTTCAAAATTAGCCTGAGCGTTTTGGATGTTTTGCCATTCCTCTTGTGCTGATCTTAGGTACTCAAGTTCTTCTCGGCGCTGCTCGTTCGTCTTTTTGAAAGCTTCACCCTTGGCGTTAGTGGTCGAGATCTCCTGTTGATCATTTGCCTCTTTGGTTGCTTGCTGATTTGCAATTTGTTGTTGAATTAATAGCTGTTGATTAAGCTGATCTAACTCGCCTTTTCTCTGCTCATACATAGCAGGGTCAAAGATCTGTAGATTATTAATGTCTTGAATCTGAGCTTTAATTCTTGCAATTGCGTCTACGGCAGCAGGAGCCTTACCAAGAAAAACCTCTTCGATTTTCTTAGCTACGTTGTTAAATGCTCCAGTAAATGAAGCGGTTAAACTTGTAAGGGCTGGGCCCAGTTTGCTGTTCACAACAAGAGCAATGGAATCACCGACCTCCTTAAATGCAACACTGAGTTTTTTAGTCTCGGTTGAAAGCGGAGTGATTGAGGCAGTAATGTCTTTAAATTTTTTATCGCCACTTTCTAAAACGGCATTCATGACGGCTTGTTGTTTTTGTGCTTCGCTTAGATTGTCCTTAGCTCTACCAACTTGAGCGCCATACTTTTCGAATGCTTTTTCAGCATCGGTAATTAATCCAATTTGCTTCAAGCTCCTAGTATTACCAGATGCAATCGCTAGAGAGATCTTATCGAACTGCTCAATAACCGAACCGCCGTATAGCATGGTTACTTTTTTAGCGAGTTCGAAAATTTGTGGGATTCGTTCAGAGTTAGTACCAAGAGATACAACAGCTCCAGAGGCGGCCTTTAGTGCGTCCTCCATATCAACAGTGCCGTCTAATGCTTTCTCAATTCCTGCACTAATCTTTTCTGGAACCACCCCGGCCTGTGATGCTAGGGTATTAAATCTAATTCCGATGGCTGTAATCTCTTCACCCATTTGGGCAAAATCAACGGCTTTAGAAAACGCCTCAGAGATACCTGTTACCGTTTTAGATAGAAGCTCAAAGCCTTGATTGAGTACAATAACTTTTGCACCTAAAGACTTACCAAAGCTATCTAGAGATTGCTCCGCTGGCTTGGTATCCGCTTTAAATGTAAATATTGTTTCGCCGCTGTCGTCAGACATTCATCTCATCCTTGATTTAAAAACGAAGCCAATTGCTCAGTAGTCATCGGTTTTTTAGTCTCTTCTTCAATAATCAAAGGGTTCGCTAACTTATTCAAGGCTCTGAAAAGCTTTCTTCTGGGCTCGTCTTTCATGTTTTGATAATCAGAAACCTTCAAAAGGATTAATTGCTCATGCGCCTCTAAAGCAGGGATGGCTAAAAGAAGTTGATTCACTCTTTCGCCGGACATTTTATCTAATTCAGATGGTGAAATGTGATAAAAGCGCGCTAATCTCGCCTCTTTATACCCCTCGAAATCTAGTTTTTTTTTGTGCCATTCACGATAGAGATAAGATCGATCAAGCTATCAGAGTCCAATTGATCAATAACATCCTCTGGAATGCCACATGCAACAATCTGAGAAACCATATAGGCAGTGCGTTCTTTATCGCTTAAGCCCTGGATGCGCTCCTGCATTTCGCGAAGCTCTTTGTAGTTTGGCTTTCTAACCTCGTGAACAACGTCAAAAATCTCTACTTTTAACTTTTTATTTTCAATCTTGAAGTTAGCCATTAAAAAACCCCCATACCTTTTATTCAAAGATATGAGGGCTAAAAAGGATGTTCAATGATTATAATTAGGTCAAAGTCTGTGAAGCGTCGCCTAATACAGCCATGCAAACCTTATCCTGCTTAGAATAGTCTGGGTATACTGCAAACTCTACGGGGATCATGAACACGTTCTCACCGCTGAAAGTAAGTGAATTAACTTTTGGGTAAGCTTTCCAGATAGTGAGGTCACGGCTTTTGTTTGACGCTGGCAAAGCTACAGGGTGAAACACAAGCTTTCTAGAGCGTGGCAAACTTTGCTTAAACTGGCGAGATGTTCCCCAGCCCACTACCTCGGTAGAGCTTGCACCGTTACCGTCTGGAACCATTACATCACCTTCACCTGCGCCGATAATCTTCTTAAGCTGAGATACAGCAGTCTCTTTTAAAGACACTGTAACGCTCATTGAGTTACCTGTAGCGATATTTGAAAGCACTTGTGAGCCGGTTTGGTGAGAGGTTAAATCAACGTAGCTCTCCTCGTGAGAAATCTCGATATCGCCATCGATGTAACCAAGGTCTAGTGCTGTATCACCGTAGTAATCAACCTCGAAGCTAAAGCCAGTAGGTGCCGCGCCATCGTGAGCAGGTTTTGCGTATCCTGCAGCAGTTCCAACGATGTTTAATACAACCCCGTCAGAGGTAGCATCAAAGCCAGAAACCGCACCGATAACGCTAGCAGCAGCAGCCGCAAGAGTCGCACCACTTGCTGCAGTAGCTCCAACAATCGCGTGAGAAGTAACGCCGGCAAGTGCAGGGTCAGTACCGGCTGAGTTAATGTTGAAATAAGCTAAGTGCTTAGTTCCAGCAGGTTCATAAAACATGAAATATTTATTATTCAAAGATCCAGCAACATCACTTACGAAAGTAATGTATTCAGATTGCATAACATCTTCGCCAAATGTTGCATTCATTGGCTCTACTTTTTGATTGATCACATTACCCATAAATTCCCCTTATACTGCTAGGATCACATAGACCCTGAAAGTTAATGATGCAATAACCCCATTGTTGTTACTTGGGCTTAGAGCACCGAAATCCGCATTTTCAAAAACAACATTTTTAATTCCGTTAGGCTGAGCCACCCTATTAGCGACGTTCACGCACTGTTTAATATAATCTTCAGCGACCTTGATAGCAGAGTCAATTCCTGACGCAGGATCACGAAAGCCTTTAACGAATATTCTTACCGTTTGTGAGAAATTCATTTCTTGGTCTGATTGATTATTTTTGATGCCTACGACTTGGCCTGACTGAATGTGAAAAGATTTATCCACGATGTTGGCAGGGATATTGTCAAAGTCGAAACCATCTTTCCACTCCTTTAGTCCGATGGCCTCTGCTCTCGCTCTCATGTATGCTCTGGCGTTTGTTAAGCTCATCGTCTGAACAATGTCCCAGATGATACGTTGAGACCCTCCGTGGTGTCTGCGATACCGTCTTTATTTACGTCGATTCTAAGCACCACGCGCTGTCTCGCGGCCTCTTCGTACTCAGAGTAGATAATACTTTTCTTATCAAACACATCATCCGTTGAGTTTGATAACCCACGAAAGATTAGTTTTAAGCTCATGAAAATAGCCCACTGACGGGTTTCCTCAACGTCGATAATGTCGTTCTTATCGTACTTTTTACCGTAAGTGTTAACGTAACCCTTCTCGTCTAACCACGCTAAAATAAGCTTCTGAGCGCGTCTAAACACGTTCTTATAGGTCGCTCTACCTTCTGGCACCCACTTCATAATGTCTGGCTCGTGAGTCACTAGATCACCGTCATTACAAAAAAGGTGATCGCCTAGCTCGGTATAAACCTTAATGTAAAAATACTTGGTATCTGTATCTGATCCGTTTGAAGCAACCACCGTTACAATTTTGTTACCATATTCAACGATGCCAGAAATATGTGCGGTGCTGGACACACCAAGTTTAAAGAATGATTGAGTCGCAACAGACGACGCTTTAAACTCAAAAGGCGAAATCGCTGATATGGTAATTTTATAATTTGAAACCGACGCTGTGTAGGTTTGAGAGCTTGCGATTCCCATGCTGGTCGCTAAAAGTGCAGCATATTGCGACAGTGTGTAAGTACCTGCCGCTAAGTTAATCGAGTAGCTTTGAGATCCAACATTAAAACTTAGATCATCGTTATCAGTACCAACGTCAATAGAAACGTCAGCATAAGCCCAATCAAGGTAGCGATCGTTAAGGCTAGGGTTTAAACACTCGACTGTATAGGAGCTAGTTAACTCGGGCTTTACAGTGAGTGAGGTCATCTCCGCAATGGCCTTAGATGAGAAAGACTTCGATACATCTAGTCTGGTCTTATCTCCAATTTGAATTTCAGGCTCGTAATCTAGTATCGCGAAAATGCTCATTTAACCCCCGGCGCTTACTACAAAAGCGTTTTGAGCTGCTTGCTTAGCTTTCTCAAGTTCTTGCTTCATTGTTAAATCAAGCGTCTCATTGGTTTTTGAATAGTTCCATACTGCTTGTGCTAAACCTTCTGGAGATAATTCGGACGGCCCCCCAATATCACAAGACATAAAGAAACCAACTAATGTTGTAGCAGATAGTGTGCCAGAGGCGCTCATGCTGCTCACCATATCTACAATTGCACCAAGCTGTGCATTACTAAACGTACCGCTTGCACTTAAGTTAGCGACTAAGTTTAATGTTGCCGCAAGATCGGCATTCGTAATCGTTCCACTAGCGGATAAAGCAGCCTCAAGAGAAACAATCAGGCCAAGAGCTGCGTTTGAAATAGTACCGCTTGCAGAGATGGCAGTTGCGATCGGATACCCTTGAGTAATGCTTGCGGTTATTGAGCATGAAGCGTTTAGACCGCCGGCTGAAGTTCCCATTCCCCCGTCTTTTGTGGCAATGACCCAACAATAAGGCGGTCTGTATCCGTTAGGTGATGACGTGAAGTTTTGAAACCCACCCGCAAAACGACTTCTCATCCTGCCAGAACTATTAAAGTTTTGCCTGTCGGGAGCGAGTGTGGCGCCCCCTCGAAAAGTAATCGGCATTTTACTTAGTACGTTCCGATTACCTAAAAGAGCCATTATCCCCAGCCCATCTCAATTGATCCAAAGAATGAAGCACTAATTGGAGTAGCTCCACCCGCGAAGTGAAGCATTCCCAAACAAGCGCCGTCATAGATGCGGGGCATTGATGGAAGCTGATTCACCAAGTCTCGTTCTGCCGCAATACCCGCTGTGGTTAAAGGAAGCGTTGTAAGTGGCTTACATAAAACTAAATGATAGTAAGTGGAAGCCGTTCCCGATCCTGCAGAAAGCTGAATCGATTGAACCGACTTAATTCCTGTATCACCTGCCGCTAGTGGCAAGAATGGACCATAGTTGTTTGCTGCTGCCCCTGCATGGGTGATGTGAGGAGTAATCGCACTTGCCGTACCAGAGACAGTCACAGGTAGTTGACGTCCACTCGTGCTGGCTGCGTTTGTGTAAGTCATTGAAAAGTTATGTGCTACCGCTCCAACCGTGTTGGCAGCAACAATAAAAGCCCTTACTCCCTCGCCGCTTGTGTATCTCGGTAAGGTTTGGTTATTCGTTAAGTTTTGAAGTGACGCCGAGTTAGCATCAATGAAAGGGTAAACCATAAGAAGGTCAACAAACATAATGGTTGAAGGAACGGCAGCAGCAAATCCTGTATAAGCCGACACGTTTAAAATATGTTTTGTGTCAGGAGATACGTTACCGCCGTGGTAAATCGCGCCCGGTACGGTTGTATCTGAAAGAATCTGACTCGCAGGAGTGATCGTTCCCGAAGATGCGCCCCACTCTACGACTGAAATATTGTTGATCGAGAAAACTGCGGTACTCACCGAAGCGGTGAAAACTAAACCGGCAGTACTCGAAGCGGTGAGAACTTCAACGAAAGTACCGTTTGCACTTCTAGCAGTACCCGCTGCGCCACCGAAGGACACAGTACAAGTTCCGGAAGCGTAAGCCGAGATCGTGTATTCGACTCGGTAGAAGCGACCGGACACTGGAGTAAAATTTAAAGAGTCGGCAGTGAGTGTCGTCGCAGTACCCGAAGTCTTAGCAAAAACGCTGGCAGCTACTACCCAGTTCGTGCCGTTTGGAGTCCAGTTTGCAATGTTAGCGGGTGATCTTCCGTTGATCACATGATCCCCGTAAACCACTGCGTTTGGAGTTCCTGCTAGGCCCGACATATCGTACCAACGTCCGGCAGTGTACGCCGCCGCTCCGACAATTTTGTTGATGTCTGCGCGGTAGAATTTTCCGCTGCCTGTGATTTTATTAATCATGTCGTCTTGTGATGAAAAGCCCATTATCCATTCCCCCAAATTGTTTCTATAAACCCGTGATACGGTGCCGCTGCCACTGACCCCAGAGCATAAGTGATGAAATTCAAATACGCTCCGTTGTAAATCCTAGGAAGATTTGCGCCTTCCAATAAAAAATCTTTTTCCGAGCAAGCCGTGATCTCTCTAAGATAACTCATGGCAAGCGGCTTAACCAAAACTAAAGCGGCTACCCCGCCGTTTGATGCTTCAAAAGTAATACTCTCTACCGAGCGCATTCCTTGATCCCCGAGCTGTAACCCGATGAACGGCGCGTGTGAAAGGTTTACGTTTGTTCCACCTGATAGAATGCACCCAGGAACAGCAGCGAAGTTAGTTAGTGTGCGCTGACTTGTTCTACCGCTCTCACCTTTTTCATTCGTGTAACTAATAGTGAACGCTTGACCGCCTGTATAGGCACCAAGAGAAACCAGGAAAGCACGAACCCCTTTCCCATCCTGATAACGTGGGAGAGTAACGTTAGTAGTAAAGACCTGCTCATCGGTCGAATCCATATCAATGAATGGGTAATAAAGAAGGTAATCAAGTAAGAGGTGCGGAACGTTTACGCTGTTAACACTCGCAGCGAAAGTAAAGTTCATGGTCTTAAGATGCTTAGTAGCTGGAAGTGCGACATCCTCACCGTGATAGATTCCATTTTTCGCAGTAAGTGTTGCAGACTCTAGCGGAGAATTAGCGTAAAAGTTCGCAACAGGATTGCCAGAATGCATGGATAGATCAATCCAGCTAATCGCCGCAACAGCGTTACCAGATACCCTACGAAACGATGACAATTGTGTTTGCCCCGCTTCGTAAGCATCTACTAATTTTTTAACGCTACTAAACCCCATTGATCCCTTCGATATTCTTAGAGCTAAATAAAAACTCTTTTAAGTACTCCATCATCGATTTTTCATCGTCTGCTAGCCCGACCGTGACCGCTTTATTGAGTAGGTATTCGAAGAGAAATTTCTTATCCTCTAAACCTCCACTCAATTTTTTAAGCATCTCGGTTTGGTTCATTGATTAGTCCAATGTGAACACTAATGCGCCGGACGCAAACTGTGGTTGAATCCCGGTCGCTACGTTTACTGAAGAGTTAAGAGCGCCGCTTGCAATGATGGTTCCTGCACCGCTTGAACTCGTTACAATTGAAGCGTGAGTACAAGTGTTTGAGCCCGATGTGCACACGGGGAATTGAGCAAGCGCAGCGTTTTCAACCGTAGCTCCTGAGACGGTAAATCCCGTGGCTCTTGATACTGCTACTCGTGCATAACTCCCGTAAGTTGCTTCGTTCGAAACCGCTGAACCCGCTTCCCCCGGATCAGAAGTGTGAAGTGCTAACCAAAGATCCGTATTCCCATTCCATGAAACATCGGTTCCAACAAAAATATATGTATTGATTGCTGTCTCTGCAGTATTTGAAAAACTCATTAAATCCCCTTATTAAAAATTACTTTCGTCAATCCTGATCAAGACATCGCCGTCATAAACGAAATCTTTTCTTTTATTGTCCCCACCCGAAATATAAAGTTCAATGCTGGCTAGGCTCGTGCCTGTGTAGAAAAAGAGCTGATATGAGCCGTCGTCGTAATCAATTCTTGTGAGCTGATCACCTTCGTATTGAAACTCTGGTCCAGTGAATGGTGAGGAGCTTCCACTAAATCCGCGCGGCCCTTGAATGCCCGGAGAATAGACCTCGATTACTTGCGGAGGTGATTCCTCTTTAATGACGAGTAAACTAGGGTCTGTAGAAACTTCGATGACTGTATTTTCAGTTAATCCAGATACTTCAACTAAAGACGCCTGTTCATTAATCTCTATCGCTGTCGATTGTTCTTCGATGACAACGGAGTTATCCATCTATCTTGGAATCACTTTCAAATAGCCTTTAAGAATTGGGTAAGACTTATCGGAGATCCTTGCATCGATAAAATAAGGGCAAGAAAGTTCTTCTCTAAATGGCCCATTGCTTGGCGCTGTGGGTAATTTAAGACATTGAGCGTATGTGAGTGAAACAACAAACGCGCCCGGATCAGTGTCTTGATCTTTAATCTCTACAGTAAAATCAAATAAAGGGATTAAATCTGAAGAGTGACGCCTTACTGATCCAACAACAGAATAGCCATCTAAGTTATTTGGAGTGCCATCACTACTCTTCCAAATAAATTCACGCTCAAATGTTCCGTTCTGGTCTACTTCAAAATCATATTTTCCAGCCGCCATTCATTCCCCTTTTTAAAAGAATAAATGAACAAATTTTAAATTCGTATGCTCGACGGGATGAGTTAATAAATAAAAAAGGCACCCACAGAGTTAACCATGGATGCCTTAAATGTGTGGATGGTGGGACTAGAGCTGATATGCGCGAACAACTACAGCGAAAGAACCTGCAGAAATAGTCGTTTGGTCTAGCTTCACTTCTTTACCGGCAGATGCGTAGAACTTTTTAAGTCCTCCAGTAAGATAAGCACCGTTACCAGAGTAAGCGCCCGGAGTCGCTTCAGTGATCTCTGTAGAGGTAGCGTATCCATCTGGATCATCGTCATCACCGACAGTAATGGTACCAGTTACAGCGGCAGTGATCACAACATCACAACCGAAAACAACTGTTCCAGCAGGGATAGCTAAAACATCGCTATCGACTGGAGAAGCTGGGTCTGAAGCTGAGTTACCAGATCCAGAACCACCGAATGCGTAATACTTAACGTGTACAAACTCTTCGTTTTTAAATGCCATTGTCTAATTCTCCTTAAGCGATTGTGACAACGCGAAGATTGTCGAATTGTTTCATACCAAGCAAAGTGTCACAGTTAACGCGAACTGAGCGCTTACCGTCGCCGCCTTGGTCGTATTCTTTAACATTCATACCTTCTTGAGCAGCCATTTGAAAAAATGAACTGTGGTACCAGTAAGTTGTATTACCGAACAAACTAGAGAAGTGAGGGTTAAATCCTAAGATTTGTGATGGCAATGATCCGTTGATCAATGGAGCGTTTGAAGCTCCGAAGTCAGTAGAAGTAAAGCCAGTGATATTGAAAAGATCGTTCATCTGAGCCGCACCCATGCAAAGGTGACGGTTAGACAAAGGCACGTCTTGGTTATCAAGAAGCTCTTTAGCTGCTAGAGCATCTGACAATGCCAATGTAGTACCTGAACCGTAAGCAAGAGTATGATCTGGGCCAGATGCGTTTGGAACAATCAAAGCAATGATTAAGCTTTGGATCTTTTTCATGATTGAATAGATCGCAAGCTCTTTCAATTTTTGCATTGCTGGCAAAGACTGACGAAGCGCCAAGTTAGTGATAATGAAATCTTGGGCAACGCGCTTATTGATGATCAATTGAATATTTGAAACGGTGATAGCAGCAGCATCATTTTTTTGATCTTCTGCAACTTCTACAGCGTCGCCGAACTCTGGGAATTGAGACACGTTAACGGTGTCACCAAGGTTTTGAATGATACCTTCGTAGTCGCGTGACACTGTGTCTGCCATTGGTAATTCAGCTAACAAAGCATCGTAATAATCACTTGACCATAGTTCTGGCACTAATGCTGATACTTCTGATCCAGCTCTTTCTAATTGATCCATCTAGTAACTCCTATTTACGCTTGCTCTGTGTGTACAGATTCATAGCGTTTTTTAATTTCTCGGCGGTTGCCGGGCTTGGTTTTTTCTTATATTCCTTATCGATTTCTTTAAGCATCTCTAAGGTCATCGTCTTTCCATCGCCAGTTACAGATGGTGAAGTTGTATTAACGTTCGGTGCGGCAGATTGAAACCAATATGACTTTGCAGCCTTTAGTCTCTGAATTGCTTTATCTGCGCCACTAACAGAAAATTCACCTTCTCCATTAGTTTCGAGCTTAAGCTCGGGATAGTCAAGAGGTCGAAGGTCGTCGATCGCTTCCTTACGCATTCCGGCTTGTAGTGCTGCCTGAACGAGTGCAGACTTCTTTTCTTTCAAGATGAAAGCAGACTTAAGCTTTTCGTTCATCTCCTTAAACTCGTTCGCTTCTTTCTCTCTAAGTTCAGCAAGTTCTTGCCACTTCTGATTCGTGACTAACTCCTGAGTTTCTCTATCTTTTACTTTTTTCTCTAACTCTTTAGCCTTAGCCTTGTAGGTTCTATTCTCATCTAAGATTTTTTGTAGATCTTCTTTTGAATACTTCTGACTTGTCGCACTAGTTTCTTGAGTGTCAGTCTCGGTCGTTTTGATATCGGTCGTAGAATTATTTTTAGTATCTTGAGTTAAGTCGCTCATTTATTTCTCCCTCGATTGATGGCTTGATTTAAACAGTAAGAAAACAGCTTTCGAATTGCTAGGGTAATCTGCGCGGTATACGCCTCGCCTTTTAGCGGTGTATGACGACGCTCTGGGATGTTTGTTTTGGTTCCAAGATTGTGGGCTTTGGCCTTTATCTTCTCAATTTCAGGCGCGTCAGAATGGATCCCTAGTGTGATGGTCATTTGATCAACACCCGGGCGTGATTCGTAATAGCTAAGCATTGATCCAGTAACGGTTAGGTTTGCCGGGCTTGCGGGTTTGCTACCTTCTGCTTTAAGTCTTTGAACGTATGGCTTTGAGTATCGATCGAACTTTCTTTTCTTGGCTACTGGAGAAAGACCCTTGTCGATTGAAGTCAAAATCATTTGATTCACTACCGACTCGCTAAGTTCTGCCCACTGACGATTAGAAAAGTTATCTCTAAGCTTTTCCTTGAGATTAAACTTCCACTCAACGTCTACGTGCTTGCTAGTGTACTTTTTTATAGAAGCTCCAATAGATCAAACTTATCTAACGTCACCGATAACGGTGAGCCCAAGATAAATTCTTTAATTTCAGCTTCTGACATGCCGTCTAACTCTTCTTTTAAGTAATCATAAAGCTCTGATTTCGTTTCAACATCTTTAAGCTTGGTTTCGTCTAGCTCTAGGTGATCGGCTTTGTAAGCGTCTACCGTATCCTTAACGAGTGACAAAATTGACTCGTCGAAGGTTTGGCCCTTGGCTGGAATGAATCTGCGCTCGGGTAGTTTAGACTTACCTGATAGGTTATTATGACCATCGGCTTTGGGTGCCTCGCTACCGAATACGCCCCAATCAATCTGATCACCATTAATTTTAAAGTCTAAGTCTTGCAGCATGTCGCCTGAAACATCTAGGTTAGGTTTCTTATTCCCGACCTCATCCATTTTGTGTTCTGCGTATTCTTTAGAGAGTGCTGTGAATGCGGTTCCAGTGATCGGAGACTTGGCATCTGCAACAGAAAGCAAAGCCTGTTCAATCAGTAGCTCACCTATCTGATCGGCTAACTCTTTCTTCTGAGACTTGTTTAGCCCAGATAGCTCATCGCTTAGGTCAATCGTTGCAGAAGTCTTGTTACTACTCGCTTCTGTCCTAACAACTTTCATCAATCACCCGTCGACGTTTGGGAAGTTATCAACTTCGACTTTTGATCCTGCCCCCCCCCATTTTGTGCTGGGTCTGCGTTTGGATCATTCGATTGCTGATCGAGTGCGGTGGTTCCATCTGGATTTAACCCCTGCTCTCTCATTTGCATCTGAGTTTTAATCTTTTCTTCTAAGAGTTCCTTAAGCTTTTCCTCTGCCTGTTCTTTTGTAATCTGTGGGTTATCTTTCATGATTAGATCGACCATAGTATCTATCCCAAGGTCTTTACGAAGCCTTAAGTTTTCTAGCTTCTCTTTCTCAGACATGATGACTGGAGCATCCAAGAAAGTCATAGCGAATTCCTTTTCAAATGTCTCTGGAAGCTCTAAACCTTTAAGTGAATCGACTAGGTTATCACCATAGGCTTTTAACCACTTGTTAACCTTTCGCCAAATAGACGGCTCTTTATCAATGAAGACTTGGCGTTGATCGTTCACGTCCTCCATTGATTCGGCTTTATCTATCACCATTGCGATACCAGAAGCGGTTAATTGTTGCCCATTTAAAGAGCTTGATACGGCAGAGGTGCTTAAGTTGTTTGTGGTAAGGAGTAACGCAACGTAGGTGTCTACCATCTTACCCATTGAATCAAGAGCGGGTGAAGCATTAGCAAAACCTAAAGCAGGTACGGGTTCACCCTCTTGGTACTGCATAAGGATTGCTTTAGATGGGCCTACCTTAATGTTTGTTGGTAGGTTCTTACCACTCATCCAGAACTGTCCATAGCCTTGAGAGATTGCAACGTGTTGATTGTGAGTGAGTACCGAGTTAATCAGAATGCCGCCATCGATTAGGTCGTCACCACCTTGAGCCCAGAACTGACCATCTTGCTCGAGAGCGAAGTTTTCGAAAGGCATCTCTCCAATTGGGTTTATCGTATCGGCTCCACTTGTGATCTCACCTTTTTCGTTTGTGGTGAAATGGTAGCTATCAGACCACCACACATACTCACACGTCTTGGCATCGCTTGGGCTATCAGCAATCGCTTCATCCTTACTGTTAGCGTAGGGGTTAATCGTTTTAACAACAGGCCCAACACGTCCTGCCTGTGCCACATCACCATTAACCACATAGCTCATTGGCGAGTAGTCGAAGTCTGAAAGTACATAGGCCATTGGTTTTGTTCTATCGTGGTAGTTCTCTACAACGTCATAGAGATAAGGATTCATGGGTTCAAGCTTTAGCGTGTACTTGCTTACGCCATTCTTATCGATCACAGGGCAAGGCTTAATGTAGAAGGTTAGGTTCTTTTGAAGCTTAAGAAACTTATTAGCGTTCCTAAGCGCCGTATTAATATCTAACTCTTTCTCAAGCTTATGAAGGTTCTCGCTAGACGTTTCATCTTTTGAGATCTCGCGCTTGACGCCGTTATTATAAACACGAGCAAGCTTTTCAATAATCTTTCTCACAAGAGAGATGTTAGAAACCGCATACGCCATTTCTTCAACGGTAGAGTAATCAAATTGTTTAATGAGCTGCTCTAAAACGAACTCTTTAGTCTTGTCTTTGAAACATAAATAGCGCTTATACGCTTCACGTTTACGCTCTTGGTTTTCGCTTGCCTTAATCTCTTCGATAATCTGTTTGCGAACTTCAACCTTTAGTAATTCGTTTTCGTTTTTAACTCTCATTATTTAATGTTTCCATGGGTTCTTACCGTATTCTAGTGTTGGTGTAGCTTGTTCTGTGGTCATTGAATGGTGCATAGATATCAACCATGTAATCGACACCATCTGATAAGTGGGTAAGCTTTGGATTTTTCTTAACCTTCTCAAGAGTCACCGGGTCAATCTCAACAGCCATAAAATCTTTGCGGGTCTTTGGCTGCTTAGTCTTATGCGGAATGATTCGGCCCTTCTCAAAAAGCTTATTCATGTTCACTTGGCGCTCTCTGAATCTAGGAGCTGCAGCCCTTACCTTCACTTCGTAGCCGGCACTTTGTAGAATCTCTACGTCTGTACGGCCGGACGTGTTGCGGTTCTTTCCTGCAGGGTCAGGACAGATGATCGAGTTCTTACCGTTGTAGCCTCTAAGTTTTAACGCTGTGATCATGTTCTCGGTCTTGTAACCTTCACCACCTTCTAAAACCACCTCGTCTAAACCTCTAAAGGAATGACCGTCAAATTGCCAAATAGATGCGGTGAAAGGATCAACGTTAAAATCCATAGCTACGATAAACGGTTGGTTTAAATCAGGTTCATTATCAGCATCGTTTTTAAGTGGGTCGTATTCGAAATAAAACCTGTTACCAGCAAGGTTTACCCACAGGCCGCGAATGTATGCATCAATTAACTGTGATGGGTAGGTAGACATTACACGTTCAATGTATCCAGCCTCTAAGTTCTCGGCGTTCTCTCTCGTATCACCGTAAAGAATCTTTGTACCCTTCCATGGCTTTTCTACGAATGCCTCATAGTAATCTGAGGCCAAACCTTCCGGTGTTCCACTTGAGACAATTTGCGGATTAGGTGCATTTCTTACCCTCACCCGTCCAATGACTTCCTGATACCGAATGAGTGGTATAAGCGTTAACTCGTTAATCGCGGCATAGGCCCAGTTAGGCCCCCTGAGTTTCTTTTCTGCTGTTGCTACATAAAGCCGACCATTAGACCAAGGAAACTCAAAGTAATGATCGGATCCATGGAAACGGTACTTTATCCCATGCTTGTCGCATACACCCTCCATTGACGGCAAAACGTCACGTTTAAAATCGGTGTAGCTTGGGCATACTAAGCCGCCAGCAAAACCTTTATTTAGAATTGAGAGCTTTAGAATCTTATAGCAAAGAATCGTAGTCTTACCGAAACCAAACCCAGCAGATAGGTGAAGGAGTCGCGTATCATCGTCGCTAAAAAACTCTCTCTGTGCGCCTACGGGTTTGAATTTGATCTTCACTAGATCCTTTAACTACTCAATAATAAATTCTGGGTCGTCATCCTCATCAACAATTTCAACCTTGTCACGCCATCCAAAACGATTCTTCATGTTGAAGATCCAAATAGTTGGATTCATGTTTCTAGTAACGGTCATACCGTCGTCATCTTTGAAGGTTTCGTGATACATTCCCTCGATACCTTTGCGCTCCCACTCTAGGAGAGAGGCCATCTCACCCCGCTTTTTGGCGTCAAGAAAGATTGGGAATTGCTTTAACCAAGTATAGAGAGTTTGCTTTGATACTCCGACCACACCGCCGAAGCTTTCGAATGAAAAACCCTTTTTATAATGCTCTAAAAGCATCTCGGGATAAGTGTTCTCATACTCGCAAGGCCTTCCTGTAGGTTTAGCTTCCTTCTTTTTTTTAGAAGCTTTAGCCATTACAAGATGCTCCGATCGTCTGTCTGGGTGATGCCGCCCTCGGTAAAGATATCTTGATAGTCGCCTGAGATATCACCTGCAGCAGTAGCATCTAAGTCTTTCTGTTGCTGCGCTTTGTATTCTGCCATCTTCTTTTTAATGTCAGATTCTCGGCGTGCGTTTGCTTCCAATTCAACGCCAGAGATGAACACTTCGACCATGTCGTAAATCAGGTCCTTAATGTTCTTTTCGGTATATGGCTTTTTCCATTTGTTAACTCGGTCTGCCTGAACGATCTCTAATTCCTTAGCAAGGTTTTGAAGGAATAAAGGCATGCGCTCATGCGCTCTTAATGCAGCTCTTAGGTCTGAGTTAATTCTTGGATTGAGCGCAATCGCTTCTTTGTAGGTTTCTCTGACAAGCTTTAGGTAAACCATTTACCCTACCTGAATGCCAGAAACGGGTGCGGTCTTTTGTGCCTCTTGGGTTTCGATGTTCACCGCTTGAGAAGACACCTGACGAGTAACAATCTCTTCCGATCTAAGATAGGTAACTTTATGAGTGTGGGTATCCTCAAGAACTGCATCGACTGACTCGATTACTTTCTGGAAACGACCGCGAATCTTTCTTTTTACTTCTCGCATTGGACCAGACACAGAAATAATTTGTGCGGGTTTACCGTCGTTGTTATCTCTCCACTCGATCGCGTGAAAGTGACCGGCTACCATGTTTGTGCGATCCATGCGTTTACCGCTTGAGTCGAAGGTATGGAAAAAGTGGCAATGCTCAACGCTATCTAAGTTTGGAATATCATTCCAAGAGCGGTTCATTGTGCATTCGGCTACTTCTAACTTATATAAATCTGATTTGAATGTTGATTTGTCGCCGAATTGTCTTTGAGCGGTTTGATTTGATGATGCTGCGTTAAATGCTTGAGATTCTTTTTTCTTACTAGTCGCCATGTTTTTCCCCCAATTAGGTTAAGTCCAAATTGTAAATTTTTATTAACAATGTTCAATGATGTGAAGTTGAGTGTTTTACTCGTGGAAGTAGTCTAGGGAGTTTTTTGAAACGAACTTAATCATCTCGCCCTTTGGTGTATCGATCTTAATTTGAACTCGACCATCCTCTTTAATTCGTAGGACGGTTGCGATAACGGTGCGGTTTCCGTAAGAAACTGTTTTCGCAGAACCAAGCCAAATTACCCTCTGTCCAGCCTTAATATTATCAATTTCAATCATATTGTTAAGAGTATTTAACAATTCAAACGCATGTTCAATGATAATCTTTTTGGTTATTTTATAAATAAATAGATGAAGAGAATGAGCACGCAAGGGATTGCGAAGCATGTAAGAGTGGAAAAAATCATCTTGAGCGTGTCGCAGTGACTCACTCTTTAATGGTGAGATTAAATCTCAGTAACTTCAATGGGATGAAAAGCTGATTAGATTTCGATTAACGAAAGTAAGATAAGGCTTTCTTCTGCCCAAGCTTTTTTAGCGTATAATTCGACAATTTGAGAGTCGTCTTTAAATAGAACTTCATTCAAAGAATCGAGCAATGCCTTGCAGTAATTATCAACGTCGGGCTTTGGTGCTAAGAGCTTTGTAGTCTTTGGTCGTTCAAGATAAAAAGTAATCACGCAAGAAAGGGGTTTATCAAGAGGTGGTTTATTCACCCATTGCCGCTTTGCTAAACAGACAATCTCATTTTCAAAAGCCCGAGTCTTGCTCGAAGTGTAAGCGTGACCTCGCCCGAATCTTGGACGCTCTTTAACTTGGGGTTTGATCTTAAATCTAAAATCGTACTGCACCCTTTAAGGGTAGTTTTACTGTCCGAATGTTCTAGGGCTAAATAGAGTTGAGAACCTTTTTTTCAAACTCACCATTTGAGAAGCACTCTTTCGGCTCTGATAGAAATTGGCCCGTTTGAAAGGAAACATTCTGGGACATGTTGATAGCCACGCCAGTTTTGTTGGCAGCGTTTTTAGTCACGACCATGTTGGCATTGATTGCTCCGTAAACTGGAATGTTAGCCATAGAAAAGCCAGACGTTGCACCGCAATCAAAGTATTGTTGAGACGCCGCCGCATCACTCACCCGCTCAAAAGTAATTAAGCCGCTCGTTTTGTCTGTGGCCTTAATGTTCATACCGTTGCTAGAAATGTATTTAATGATCGACGCCCATACGGTATCGAAAGACTTATCGTAGTTTCGAGTGGTCTCGATTTCTTTCTTAACTGCTGGTTTATAAGTAGCGCAACCCGTAGCAAGTAACAACGCGATCAATAGTAAGTGTTTCATATTATACCTTTCGGAATATTCCTAAATAACTTGACCCATCGTGGATCTATTTTTGTGTCCTACGTGTTGAGAGAATGTTTATTTTTTCTTAAGGTCTTCGAGAAATTCACGGATCAATGACTCAAGAATCTCGGAATACTTAACGTTATTCGCGTCACACGCTTTTCTAAACTTTTCCACAAGCTCCACGTCTAAAGAAAAACCAGCGGGTTTTCTAACCACGCCATGAGACGCCTTATTAATGATCTTTTTTGAATCTATTGCCATATCCATATAATCCATTATTACACACATTATAAAAAGATCAAACTAAAAATTATATAATTAGTTATAAAATAAGTTTGACAATTAATTATAAAGTATATAAGATATATGTAAGGAAGTAAGCAGTATGCCCCAAGCATTAAATTCAATTAACCAAGTTAAATCAATCACCTACTCACTTAGGACAGATAAAGTCGTGGTTCGCAAATGGATCGTAATTGACCCAGATGGAACTTTTGACGGTATCGAGTACCCCAATAGACAAAGCGTGTTAACCGAGCTTCTAAATACTGAAGTTGGGGACGAGTTAAAGGATCAGTACTGCGAGAATCTCGATCTTAAGTTTGACGAAGATGAATTTGATGAATGGGCATTCAATAACTTCGAACGTGTTGCTGAAGAAATGAATTACAGAATTAAAGATGTGGAGAGAATGAAATGAAACCTTTTAAATTTTCGTTAATTAAAAGAACCCCAGAGGAGCCCCTTGTTGTTTTGTCTGCGGATTTTGGAGATAGAAAAATTCCATGGAATCAAATAATTGAAGTTTCTGAAATATTTCCACAAAAAGAACCTGATTCAGATGGCCTAACCAAGCGCGAATATTTTGCAGCAATGGCGATGCAGGGAATGCTCTCAAATCCTCACTGCTTCGAAGAGTATACTGACGTGGGTTTATTAGGAAAATCTACAATTTATGCAGACGCTCTAATCGCAGAATTAAACAAAGAGATCGGGGTGGAAAATGAGTAAATGGAAAATATCCGAAGAACTTTCGGACGAAAATCACATCGTAATTGATACAGGAGAAAGACTAGGGTGCATTTTAATAGAGAGGCACATTGATGGAAAAGATTTGGAAGACATTCCAAACGCTCAACTAATCGCAGCCGCTCCAGAATTATATGAGGCTCTTGAAAAAGTTAGAAATCGTCTAAAGGAATATGCCTCATTAACTGAATTTGAAATCACATCGGTTTTAAGGGCGTTGGAAAAAGCTGAAGGTAAATCATGACCCTCGGCCTACTTATCCAACAAGAAAGAAAGCTGCGCGGATTAAGCCAAATGGAGCTATGCAAATCCGTTTCGATCTCTCAAGCAAAGCTCAGTAAGTTCGAATCAGGCAAGCAAGACGTTGAAGCATCGACGCTAATTAAACTTTTAACCGTCCTTAAAATCAAATTGAAATGGAGAAGTAAGAAATGAAAAATGAAATTCAAACACAAAGCGAAAGCGTTAAGGCTATTGACCCTGCGATAGTTCAAAAGGTTTTGTTGCATGGTAACTTGGCTGGCTTAACCCCTGAACAAAAAAACCTATACTATTTAGAAGTATGTAAAACGGTCGGGCTTAATCCCCTCACAAAGCCATTTGATTTCATCTCATTTCAAGGGAAAGAGGTCATGTATGCAAATAAGGGGTGTGGCGAACAGTTAAGAATGGTTCATAAGATCGGTCTTAAGGTTGTTGCTAGAGAAAAGATTGATGACGTTTATGTTGTCACCTCTGACGCAATAACTCCAGACGGTCGCACCGACTCATCTACTGGGGCAGTAAATGTAAAGGGCTTGTATGGTGAAGCGTTAGCAAACGCAATGATGAAAGCCGAAACCAAAGCTAAGCGTCGAGTAACTCTTTCTATCTGTGGCTTAAATATGCTTGACGAAACTGAGGTGGAAACCATTCCGGGCGCTCAAAAAATTAATCATTATGAGCAGGAGCCACAAGTGATCGCTCAAGAAAGAGTAAAATCTGAGCCTCAAATCTTGCCAAAAAAAGAAGGTTCAGAAAAAGCCATTGATCCAAAAAAAGAAATTGGCGCAAAAATAAACGAGGAGCGTAAACGCCTAGGCTGGGCGGCGGCTGACATTGGTAGCCTAATTGAGCAAAAATTTAAAAAACCAAGTGGGCAATTAAATGTTGATGAGATGAATGCTCTCTTAACAGAACTAAAAGGAATGAACGCATGAATGATTTAAAAGCATTTGATCAATTATCTGCAGACCTAAGCCTCATGGTTGCGCCCATAAAAAACCTCGTTGTCACCGACAAGGCTACCTGTGAGCAAGCCGTGACCACTAGAAAAGAAGTTAAGTCGTGGGAAAAGAAGATCGAAGAGAAGCGTAAAGAGTTAGTGGGCCCGTTAAATGATCAGGTCAAACGAGTTAACGAATACGCTAAATTAATATCGGCACCCATTAACGAAGCAACAAACCACATAGATTCGCAATTGAGGGAGTTTGAGCGCGTCTTAGAAGCACAAAGAAAAGAAGCGGAAAAGAAAGCCTTCGAAGAAAAGATGCGCCTTGAGGAAGCTGCGAGAAAGAAGATTGAAGAACAAGCTGAGGACGCTGCTGCTTTAGCTATGTTTGAAGCATCTAACGAAAGTGCTGAGAAGGTTTTGGCAGAAGCTGAGGCCGAGGCCGTTCGAATCGAATTCGAAGCACACAAAAAAAATAACGATACCTTAAAAGAAATTAAGCAAAACAAGGTCGCTGGATCAAGGCGAGTTTGGAAGTTTGAAATATTAAACGCTGCAGAGGTTCCAGCGGCGTTTTTGATGGTTAACGAGTCAGCGATAGGCGCTGCAGTTAGAGCAGGAACTAGAACAATTCCCGGTGTCCGAATATTCGAGGACATCATTTTTTCATCACGCTAAGGAGTAAACAATGGATAAAAAGAAAATGTCTTTCACGGTTGGAAAGCTAAAGTTTGATCAAGAGAGAAACTCATTCTCTGGTTTCGTAAATGGTGACTATTGCGTAATGAAGCAATCACAAAACGGTGAATGGTATCTTCAAGCGTACCGTGACGTGACCTTCTTTGAGCCTAAGCAATTCGCCAAAGAGGACGATATCAATTTCTAAACATTCACAGCGGAAACCATCAAAGGAATCCACCTTGTAAGCTGTGGCAGCGCTGGGGCCGAGCGCGAAATTCGGCCCACCTTCATTGTTTAATAATTCTCTAACCATATTTCTTACCCTTCGCAAGCAAGATGTTAAAACTGGATCAAGAACAGGTATGGGTAGATTCATTCCTTTAAGCGATTTTGCC